ACTCGATAATTACCGTGAAGACTTGGTTTCATATCAAGAAGACATGGAGTCATATCGGGTTACAGAAGCAGATAAGCAGTATCAACTGCAGGAGAAACGGCAACAGGAAGCAATGGTGCATCAACAGCGCCAAGCTATGCAGGTAAATTTGAGAGAGAACTATGGGTATACCCCCGAAAGAGCGGATAATTTTATTCAATATTATTCATCTCCTGATAGTATTTCACTTGAAAATTTAGTTGCCCTGGATAGACTCAGGAATGCTCCAAGTACAGCGGAGGTGGATACGAGGCAGAAAGCAGAGATGATGAAAAATCGACAGGGCAGGGCTACGGTTCCCCCGCCAGCAAGTGTTGGAGGAGGAGAAAATCAACCCCAGTATTCTGAAGAGGATTACTTTAATCTCGGCTTGATGCGAAATAAACGAGTTTAACTAACGAACCCAAAAAGGGTTCAGGAGGGTAACAAACATGGCTAGTAATGCCAAAAATCTCACTTCAAGTGGGGTTCTATATACGGATAGACGAGATTTTTACATTCGTCCAAACGTAGTTAAAGAGCTATGGACTGATGTTTCGCCTTTTACAACTGTGATTGCCAATCAAAATACTGTTTCAGGTATGGCTGATCCGCAGTTTAAAATGTTCGAGCATCGTAATCCATGGGTAAAACAATACTTTCAAACAGGCACAGCAGTAGCTAGTGCAGTTGATAATGCCGCTGATACTTGGGTTGTAAAATCTGGTTCACCAGTTGGTATGGAAGGTGAAGGCGGTGATTACGCATACAACAGTTGGATTGGACTAACCTGTGAAGTATGGGACGGGCTTACTCCCGGTTCTACTAAACAAGGTGTAGTTCTGATTACTGCAGTAGCTGGTAGTGGCTCAAGTGCAAACTTCAGCGTAAAGAATATGAACGATACTGGTACTATTACAAGTGCCGACGGTTCATATTTGATAGTTGTTGGTAGCGCATACGGTGAAGGTACCGTAGCCGGGACCGCATGGGCAGATGAACTGTCAGTAGTCTATAACCAATGTCAGATATTCAAAACACCATTGGAGATAACAGGAACTATCCTGCAGGCTGCATTACGTGGTGAATCATCTGAATTGGCTAGACTTCGTGATCAGAAATCACAGGAACATAAGATTCAGAAAGAACGCGCATTCTTATTTGGTCGCTCACCGATCAATATTACTGGCGCTTTCTCTGATGATGACCTTACAGATGCGAACAGTAATCAAGTTCGTGCAACAATGGGTATTATTCCTGCAATTGAAAAGCATGGTGATTCTTCAGGTGCTGACCAGAGTCGCTTTTCTATAACCGAAGCTAGTTATAGTTATGGCGATTTCGTGGACGATATGGAAAAAGTATTCCAGTATGTTCCTGAGGCGGGTGTGAAACGTGCTTTTTGTGGTGCAGGTGCTTTGAGTTACTGGTCTAAGATGGCTGGTTCTTCAGGTATGGCAGGCAACTCTGGTTGGACAGTAAACCTTGGCGACATGAAACGTGACGCTCTTGGTTTTAACTACAGAGTTCTTGAGACACCTCACGGTGCGTTGCAGTTGATTCCAACTCCGGCTCTACGACAAACATATAACAAAACTATGCTTGTTGTATCGGATGAGAATCTGTTCCATGCTCAATACAGGGCGCCAAAGTTCCAAGCTAACATCTTAACAGATGATGCTTACGATGGCGTTAAGGATCAGTATTTTTCTGATGAAGGTATTGGCGTATCACTCATTGAGAGTCACAAACTGTTTGAAATTAGTTAAGGGAGGTTAATTATGGCTAGACCTTATCTAGGTGGATCAAGCGCAGGTATAAAAACAGTTAGCTCTGATGCAACACTGTCTCCTGCTGATTCTGGGAAAACTATCCTTATGGGTACGAATGGAGTAGACATAACTCTTCCTTCTGCCGCAAAGGGCTTGGAGTTTCAGATTATCCAGACAGGCGACTATGATACTGCAGTATGTACGGTTGTTCAGGCTGCCGCTACTGAGGATTTTTATGGAGCCGTTTATGGCTCTACTCAGGGTGAAAGTGCTGGAACAGATGCTGATGTAGCAGGGGCTGCTAATACTAAAGTACAATTTGGCTCTGCTTCTTTAAAAGGAGACAGGGTTAGATTAGTTTCTGATGGAACTGGTTGGTATGCTGAAGCTTTTGCTCAGAACTATGCTGGAATATCCTTCGAAAACTAAAACAAATAACAATGGGGGAGTTTCGGCTCCCCCAGCGTTGTAAAGAATTATGACACAAAAACAATTAATAGAACTCGTTAAGCAACATCATCCTGAATTGGGTGAAACACAGATACGTTTATATCTGAATCGCGCATTGGATGAGTTCTGTAGAAAAACGCGGATTTTGGCTCAGTTGTATACATTCCCAACTGTTTCAAATCAACGATACTATAACCTTGACGATGCTATATCAGAAGTCACTAGAGTTGACTATGATAATTATGAGATCCCGAGGTTAACTACGCCACCTGAAAAAATGGATACTACATAATGGCTGATGACGCTAGAACAAGTGCTTTAAAGCATGTATGGTGGATAGAGCGCGATGCAATAGCAATCGCAAAAAGTTCAGCTACGGATACTACTACAAACTATGTATCAGTATCTGAAGTAAAAACAGTAAACGTCCATGCTGTAAAACTGGACGAAGATTTTGTAGCAACTGGATCCGGTATTACAATGACCGAATCTCCAGCTATTCCTGCAGAATTTCATGAGGCATTAGCAAGTTACGCTATTGCAAAGGGGTATGAGTTAAAACCCAAATTAATTAGACAAGCTGGGTATTTTAGAAGTTTATTTAATAATGACGTTAAAGAGGGTAAAAGATACGCAAATAAAGGAAGGGACGGGACCGCTTATGCGGTAACCCCTTATGACTATTAATGGCATTTACAGAAGTTAATCCGATAGCCACAACTTTTTCATTGATCACCAATGCCGCAACAACATTTACTGAGATAGCAATCAGCTGATGGCTGATTTTCAAACACAGATAGAAGATATAATCGGCACAGTATCGTTTAATGATAATGGTTTTATAACTCAGGCTATTCAGGATATTGGTGCGGAGATAGTAAGCTTGACTCCTGCGAAGAAACTTATGAAGGTTGCAAAAACTGCGGCTATCTCTGATTCTGGTCTAAGTATTGCATCTAAGAAAATACTGTCTGTAGAAAAATCTGATTATGCAGCTAAGGAAATTCTTGCTACAGATAAGGCAAGATATAAATCTACTACCAGTATATATGCAGGTAGCGATACAAGTCCAGTTTACTATACCGAAAGTCAGAGTGTTTTTGTTATTGGTGATGCGGCTACAGGCGAAACAAGCGGTACGCTTCATTATGTACCACTGATTCCAACATCCGATGGAGACGCATCAATTGTCTACGATTCTTCATCTACAGAGCATTTTCCAAAAGAAGCAGTGCATATACTTGTCCTGGGAGCAGCCGCTAAATGTTTACAGCAGTTAATGTCATTGAAGAATGAAAAATTACAGGTTTATATACAAACAGATGAAGATTCTGAATTAGCACAGGCTGAGATGCTTGAGATACAGGCTATACAAGCACAAATAACTTTATTAGAAGGGAAGTACGCAAGCAGTCTAAAAGCTTTCATAGAATCAAATTAACCAAGATACCCATGAGAATAGTCAAGCTCGGTAAGGTATCGTAATAAAGGAGAAAAAAGATGGCAACAAGTATAAGAAACTATTCAGTTTTAGAATCAGGCAACCTTGGGCTAGGACAGGTAGGTTCTGCATATTTCAACGGTACAAACACATATACACCACAATCAGGTAAAGTGGTAATTGCAATACAGGTTATTGATGATTGTGTTTTCTCAAGTGCCACAGTAGCAGAGAGTGCAGACTTTACTGACCAAGATACTGCTGAAGGAGGTACTAATGCAGATGCTTTTGGTACTGATACGTTCCCAGCAGGAGTAACAATATACGGTAGATGGACTGCAGTAGATTTAACATCTGGCGCAGTCATGCTATATATGGGTTCATAAATGCTTGGTTTATCCACTGCGATAACTAAAGCTACAAGTTTAGGTCGTCAATATATCAAAGACGGCTTAAAACTCTATATGCCCTACAAGGGTGCTGATACTACCAAAGGCACTCAATTCGTAGGCACAGGTTCTACCAGTTTTGATGGTGATGATTATGTAGATACAGGTGCAACATTTAAGACTACATTCGATGGCTCATTTACAATTAGTGCTTGGATAAAACCTACTGATGGTAATC